TCATCTAATGAGGTAGCTGTGTACGGAACAATTAAATCATCTGCAGGAACAAATTTACTTACGGCTCTTTGTTCCATTTCGTCATAGTAGACTTTTTTAAAAGCAGAACCTGCTAAAGGTAAATTAAATAACATTTGATCAAACTCAGGTTCATATTCTTTCATCTGATCCATGATTTGATAATTCATAAAATCTTTAACTCTATTTGCTTGATCTGTTTTTTCTGGAGAAGGCACTCCTAAAATTTGTGTTCTTACTGGTCCATCTGCTGGTAAAAGTTCTTTATAAGCTAATGCTTGAAACTGTGTAACCGCTTCCGCTAATACAGGATGAGTTGCACCACTTGCTCCACTGAAAGGTTCTGTTCTATTATCATATTTGAATCCTAATAAATCTAAACCTTGCGTATAAGTTTTCTCCCAATCTTTTCTAGAAGAATTATAATCCATATATTTAGAATTTAAATCAGATGCTAAAGCACCTAAAACATCATCAGGTAAAAATTCTGCTAAGTTTGCATAATGTTCATCACCACCTTCTGGTGATGCAGCTGCCGGATCTAAATTAATATCAACTGAACCATCTTCGTTTTCAGTGACTTCTACATCTTCTGGTGTTTGAGCTTGTTCTTGAGCTTGTTCTACAAGTTGTTCTTGAATCTGTTCTTCACCAGGTATCTCAAATTCTTTTCGCGGTTCGTTTGGAAGCGCTTTGTCTATATCTGCCATTTATTTTCTCCGTAAGTTCAATTGTTTTACCAGTATTATAAGAAATATTCAAGCCTTGACTCACGGGCCCTGATTTAGGTGGAATAGTTCTAGTTAATCTTTTAGTCATCTTTTGGAAAATACTGTTGTGCAAATTCATTAATGCTCATGCCTGTTTTCTTCTCGCCTCCGGCTTCAATGAACTTACGTGTAACCATAGACCAGTAATTACCACCTTTTGCAAAATTAGGTCTTAATGTTGTTGGTAAATTATAATACTGTTGTGTTATTGGATTTGTTGGATTTCCATAAGCATCAACTCCTAATGCATTTAATCTTCCTTCCTCTCCTGCTCTTGTCATTGCATCTTGAAAAGAATAATTATCAAAAGGATTTAGTGATCTAATTCCTTCACTTAGTCCTTGATAACCATAGCCTAAAAATTTTGCAATTGATGGAGGTGTATTTGGAAATCTAGACATAAAATCATATCCACCTAATTGATGATAGTTTGGAATAGATCCAACTCTTTTTAATCCTTTAGTAAAATTAGCATGATCAAAAAAAGTTCTTATTGGACTTTGTTTTACTTGTGCTTCTTTTATTCTATTAATTGTTTCTTCTTTCTTTTGATTAACTGCTTGTGCTTCTCTTACTGCTGCTTGATGATTACGTTCTTGTTGTGCAGAGACTTTAGATCGATCTGGACCACTATTTTTATTACCTCCATAATTACCACCCGATGAAGCACCACCTGCTGGCCCTGAACTTTTAGAGCTTTTACTAGAACCAGCTCCCATATCCATTCCACCACCTCTAAATTTTTTTCTGTAATTTTCAATTGCTTTAGTTGCCATAACTCCAGTCTCTCCAAATAATGGTTTAACAATATCCATATATTCTTGTCTAGAAATTTCATTATTGTCATATGCTTTTCTAGAATATTCACCGACTAGATTAATATATGTTTGTGGAGATAATGTATTTGCTGCTGCTTTTGTATTTAGTATATCTAAAATTTTAGAATAGTTTTTTGGTTTAGATTTTGGAATGATTGCCATTACAGGCTCCCAATACCACTATTTTTTTTATTTTTACTTTGTTTGATAAGTTGTTTAATTTTTTCTATATCTAAATCTAGATCTCTAGCTTTTCTTCTAGATGGAATGTCTGTTGCTTTTTCTTCTCTAATTTCTGCTTGTCGTTCTCTTCTCTCAGGTTCATAAATTTCTGCAGAACCTGCATTAAAATTAGCTCTCAAAATTCCACCACCCATCACTCCCATTCTAGCTTCAGCTAGAACTTGTTGCATGTATTGTTCAAACGTCATTGGAATTTTTCCTGCTTCTTCCATGTCATAAACATATTGTTTATATTCATCCATGGCTGTATCTAATTCTGCCATTTTAATTGATGGAGCTTTTCTTTTTCTAACTAAATCCATATCTGGATCTGGTGCATTGTTTTGCAGCCATTCATTAAATGTTGTATCTGGAGAAATTATTTCATCTTCTAAATCTTGCATGTAATCTTGGTAAGAAGTGTCATCACCATAACCAGGGCCAAAAGCCAATCTATCTAAATATTCTTGTAGTTGAACTTCTTCAATTTCATTTAATTCATCTAGACCTTTACCAAATAAATCTCTTGCAATACTATCTGCATCTGCTTTGCTACTTGGTTCTGATGCCATTTTTTTCTCAAGACTCTTGATCCCTGAAGCCTGATCCATTGGAACTCCTAACATTTTTTTAATGTCATCAAATTCTTCCATTGGAATATCTTCTTGTTCTGGAATATCTTTTTCTGATCCTATTGCATATTTTAATCTGTTCATGTCTTAATAATACACCTTTGGTTTTTGTTGTAAAGGCTCATCTTGATAGTCTTCAGGATGATTAATTAAACCTCCTTGTCTAAATCGCATGACTGCTTGGGTCATAGAATCGACCAAGTCATCATGATCTCCATATGGAAAGGCTGCACATTCTTCAATCACCTCTTGTGCAAATTCCATATCTGTGGGCGCCCATATTCTCCCTGATTCAAATAAAGGAGAAACACTATTCACTCTGGTATGTTTATCATTTCCTTTTGATGGTGTAAAGTTTAAAACAGGGATACCCATTTTTCTTAATTCATAGGTTAATGGCAATCCAGAAGCCTTAGATTCAATGATTACGGTCTCCGGGTTCCAGTAGCCATATTGTTCCATTGCAATTCGTCTTAGTTCAGGAAACTCATATCTGCCTTTTATGGCATCTAAAAGTAATAAAGCTTTCCCGGAATCTTCATTAGGAGTAAATACTCCCCAAGTGGTAATAGCAGAATAGTCGGCTGTTTCTTTTTTCATGAATGCGGTGTCATATGATTGTATGACATGTTCTAGTGGTGGAAGTTCTTTGTCCCAAGGTTGCCACCACTCCCTTTTGATTAATGCACCTTCTTCTCCAGTTGGATTCTGCATGTATTGTGCATTCCATTTTGCAAGTGGAATTGAAGCTCTAACTGCTTCCAAATCTTTTAGATTCCAATATTCCGGCCACAAAGGTTTTCCTGATGGAAGGATCGCAGGAAATTCTATCACTTGCCATTGATCTGCTTTAGGTTCTTTTTGTGCTTTGATTAATCTTCCTGCCAAATCTTTTTCATTCCATCTTGTCATTACAATAACAATTGTTCCACCAGGTTGTAGACGTTGTCGTGGTCCTGATGTGTACCATTCATAAGTTCTATCAAGAGCTTGTGCATTCATAGCATCTTGTTCAGTATGCGGATCGTCAATGATTAATAGATCGGCACCTCTTCCAGTAATTGCAGAACCAACACCGGCAGCATAATATTCTCCACCTTGTTGTGTTTCCCATTTACCAGCAGCCTGACTATCTTCTTTTAATCTTGTTTGAAATACTTCTTTGTATTCTGGTGAATCCATAAGTTGTTTTGCTTTACGTCCAAACCTTACAGATAATTCTGTGGTGTTAGTAGATTGAATAATTTTTAATTTAGGATTTCTTCCAACCATCCATGCAGGAAGTAAGTAAGATGCAAATTCAGATTTAGTATGTCTAGGTGCCATGTTAATAATAACACGTTTAACTTTTCCATTTGCTATATCATTAAATTTTTTAGCAACTTGTTTATGATGAGAACCTTCCACAAAATCCGGCCAGACATGTTTTACAAAAGCCATGAAGTCATTTCTAATCTCATGTTCTTTTTTCTTATCTTTCCACTTAGCCATATAAAGAGCTAATTGTCTTTTTACATCAGGTGGTAATTTCTCAAACTTCTTTAACTTATCTATATCCATAAAGGCTTTCCAAAAAATTTTCTAAAAAATTTTTACACATATGTTTTTGATCCCGAAAAGTATTTTATGGCTTTAAATATCCAAAACTCCGCAAAATGTCGCACCCGTAGGGACCCCTTTTTGTTTATGTATAATTGATTATATAGAAAATTGCAAATTTTGGATGGGGCCTGGTACCTCTATTGAGGTACCAGGTTAACAGAAGCTATGCCCAACGTTTGAGCGCTTTCTTTCTAATTAAAATGGCAGGACCTGCAACAACGTCTTTTCTACCTATTATATAATTGTCATTGTCAAATGTATCACGCCATAACTTAGTAGCCTCTTCATTCACTGGTAAACCTAACAACTTACCCTCTTCATTTACAATTAAATAGTCACCATTAGGGAATTCAATACCTTGAACCATGCCACCTACAAACTGTTGAGCCGATTTTAAATCTGGCTCATGTTTGCTGTCTTCTACTATTTGAAATTTAGCTGTTGATTTTAGTTCCATAAGTTCCTCACTAGTTCACCGTTAGTTGCTTTGTTTAATGCCTCAAGATATTCCGTTTCCGTCATCTTTAAATACGTTAAACAAAACTCATGTTTAATATTTTGAGTTGCTCCAGGTTTTCTAAGATAGTCAACTGCATTATCTAACAGTTCCTGTCTTCTCGCTCCACCTGGTAAGAACTCTGGTTTTAATGTTTTTGCTTTTGCCATATTATTCCTTTCTGTTAATAAAGGTTTGTACCATGGACCATGTAACATGGTCCATGGATAAAGTTGTCACACCTCTTTTTCTCTTATCTTTGTATTGTAATAAGTATAACCCCAACTAGTTGTGTGCTTAGTTTTTTCTGGGTTTTCAATCGGTGTTTCCAATGGCTCTTGTCTGGGTGCAATCGCAATAATTTGTTGAATGTATTTATTTGCAAAATCATTATAACAACCATTACTGCAAAAATAAGAATACATATTAATATATTCTGGATTAATTTGTATCTTACGAGTTCTTAAAACTTTAGAGCCCTTGCTACCTCGCACCCTGTCAACTGTGTGATTTAAATGGCAACTTGGACCATGGCACCATACATGATTAGTCATAACTTGGTAAACTCCCCCAGATAGTTGTTATTCCACCAAACAAAATCAACACACCTAAAATGGTGTGTTGTTGTGAATGTAAAGCGACCATTATTCCTAGCATGGATAAACCCATGCCAAGAAAAAATAATAAAAGTTTTAATGCTACTCTCATTAATACCTCACTTTCCAAGATTGCGTTGCAGTTCTAAAACCTTTTTGGTCAAGGTCATAATAAGTAATAAATGGTACACCTTTTAAAGTTTCCCCATATCTACACTTATCAATCCATTTACCAAACCTAGTTATTTCTTGTTGTGCCTTGTTTGAATAGTAAGTTATTCTAAATGTTTTATCTTTTATCATTTTATTCCTTTCTGTTAATGGGACTATCTTATAGGATAGTCCCATATCTGTCAATCAATTAATTCATTGATTGTTCATATTGTTGTCTTGCTAAAATTTTAGCCTTTCTTGACATATGTTGGTTTTTCATGCCTTTAATTCTTTCAGCAAGATTAGTTGGATTATAAATTGTAAGACCTGTTGAGTTAGTTCTTATCAGTTCTGCCTCATCAATCTTGATACCAAGTGCGTCAGCTAACTCAATCGCCTCACTCATGTATCTGTATGCTTTCAATCCAATCTTTAACTCATCACATTGTTTAGTAATACTATCAATCCACTTTTGGTGTGTTGATACTAAATTACCTTTTGCAATTCGCCATTGTTCTAATTGCTCATACTCATCTTTAGTACATGCAATAGTTCTTGAACGACAATAAGAAGTTCCAATTACATCTAATAGAAAATTATCATTAAATGCTTTGGTCATGCCTGTATTGTTTTCAGAATGATAGCTAGATGAAAACCCAAGTGCTTTATTATTTGCGTCTACATGTTTAGTCTTATGAGGATTATCTTGCTTATCATTTTGTTGAGCAAGAATATCTGGGTTTAGCCCTTTCTCTTTCAACTCATCTCTATAATAAGCATAAGCAAATTGTTGTCCCTCATCACTTGAGTATTCACTACCTGTAAGATTACCAAACAAACCAAAATCAAAATGAGATTTTGTTTCTGTTTCTTTATTGTCCTCATCAACATTTTCTGTGTGAGCAAAATAAAAACATTTATCTTTGGCAACAACATCACATGGACTTCCATATTTAGATTTAAAATGTCTTAACACTTTAACATCTTCTGTTGGATATGCTCGTTGAACAATCTGTGTTGCAAGTTCAAATGCTGATTTATATTCTGTATCTACATTTTCTCTTGCTACGAGATATGCCTCTTTCTCTTGTGTCATTTCTTGTTCAAACACATTTTTTATTTTATTGAACAACTTGTTTCGTAGTTCAGTATTTAATCGTATTCTTGACATAATGTCCTTTCTGTTATTTGATTAATATAAAAATGTTATACTTATATTTTTCTGTCCGAATATGGTCAATAGTGTCGCACTATTAAAATAGTGCTTGAATATTTCATATCCTAATTTATATAGGATATATTATTACATAAGTAATAATTTCCTGGTGTTAGTGCCATGCTGACTGAACCTTTTAGGTATCAAGTTATGAGTGGCACTGATGCCTGGTCCTATTAGGATGCCGGAGGATGCTCCGGACTAATTAGTGCAATTGCGACTGCCAAGTAGGACCTGGTATCAGTAACGGTTAGCGGTGGGTATAAACCACTATACTATAGGTCGTGAGTACTGGGTACTGGGCTAGTAGGGATGCATACCGAAAGTCCCGCCTACAGCGCACGTTACTGATGTAATTTGTTGGTCCGGTTGAAATAACCTGTACTAGTCTGGAGACGTCCGGGCCGGACCTACTAATTACGTGGCCCATTGGTCTTGGATGCGATGCGCGGCAGCGTTAGGAATAATCCCGGGTGAGACCTA